TCATTGCTTCGCCGCATTTTAAGAGGCGGACGAGCTCAAAGTCCAAACGAGCCTTATCAGTCTCCGCCTTCTGGCGATTAGTCCAAGTCTCTGCTGCTTCCTTACAGCGTGCTTGTAGACCACCATCCAAAGGAATGGAGATGGTCCCAGAGATTCCAAAGTTCTTTGCCCAGTTGTCCTTCTGTCCAGTTCTTTCTAAAGGAGTGGTAGGATCATTATCAATATTCGCAAGTTCCTCAAATGGTCTTTGACCACTATTTGTAGTAGTAAGAAATGGTGTCAGGTTAAAGGTTGGTCCTTGACAACTTACGCCACCACCGTATGAGTTGGTAACGTATGGACCTTGTAAGACCTGAACCGCCTGGTTTGTTACACTTCCTGTTGAGGTTGCCTGTGGATTTGCAACCGCAGTGATTGGAGTATCCCCTTCCGCATATACAGGGGTCGCAAAGGCAGTGAGAACAAGGGCGGATGCTATTGTGTGAAGACACTTGTTGTATCTGTAACCGACATTATGGTTGTGCTGCGATTCACAGTTGTGTCTTTGATCATTCCTGGTCCCGAATAAGTTTCCGTGAACTGGAATGGAGCACCATTTTCCATAATGGTATAGGGTGTTCCTACTTTTGGTGTTGCGGGAATATTGATGTTTGTCCCTGTAACTGTGTAACTCCATCCTGTCTGATAATCAATTTGGCGAATAGTTTCATTTACAGTTGTTGTGGACTCCGTGTGTGAAGTCATTGTGCCGCTGGTGAAGTTAGGCGTAACGGGCACTGCTAGAGCGGGGGATATAAATCCCGTCGCTACTAGCAAGACGGGATTTATAAGTCTCATTTAAATACGCTTAACTCAATGGATCTTTGACCGACTGCTTGAGTACCAGCACCACCAGCAGTAACCGTAGGAACACCAGTACCAGAAAGAGAACCAGCAAGGGAACCAGCAACACCACCAGAAGAAGTGGTAACGCTTCCGAAAGAAGGAAGAGAACCAACAACACCAGAGGTTACTGTTGTACCACTTGGAATAGCATCACCAGCAGTAAAGGATTCAGAGAAACTGAATGCTTGACCAGCGGTGTTTACATCATAAGAACCCTGAATCTGGGTAGCAGCAGCAGTGGTGCTTGCTGGAGCGGTAAGACCACCGAAAGTTGTAGCGGAAATGTTGCTTCCAGTTACAGCATATGAAGAACCGATTCTGGTTGCGGCAGAAGCAGCACCATCAACAGTCAGTTGTACCGAATCAACAATCTTATGGGTGATTTCCCCTGCAAAGACTGGAGTTGTTAAGAATAACGAAAAGGCTAGAAATAGTCTTTTCATTTGAGTTGCGATAAACACTAAAAGTATTTAGTGAAACTGCCTTTAAAATCAAATTCTTGACAAAAGATAAATAATCACTTATTATGTGTAGACCCAACTTCTGGTTGGGTTTTTTATTATGAGTCATTGAAGTGACATTAGAGCCGAGGAAGGTGCCCCCAGAGATGGTTGTGGTATACCCCCCTTCTATTCGGATGTAGAGTTCAATTAAATTTAGTGCAAAACTTCTTTACTGTAGCCCTGCCCCTTCTGGCAACGGTTACAACCAATGCGGCAACACTGCCATTCGTAAACTACAAGATGCAGGGTCCTCCCCCATTTATTACTGATGTATTGAATCTTGTAGATGAGAAGACAGCGACCAAAGAGGTTGCTCCCGAAAAGCCAAAAGAGATAAGGCTAATTTGTAAAGGGTGTAATGAAAATGAGAATGCTACCCTGGCATACTTCCAGGAGCGTGGTATTACAGACAGAAACGCCCTTGCTACTATCATGGGCAATATTAGACAGGAATCAACATTCGTGCCTAATATCTGCGAAGGTGGTAGCAGAACCAGTTGGAGTAACTGCGGACGCGGTTACGGACTGATTCAATGGACATCTGCCAACCGTTATTATGGATTGGGTGCTTTTGCTAATAAGTATGGTGGGAAACCATCAGACTTACACACGCAACTTCGTTATCTAACGACTGAGGTTCAATGGCAACGAATTGAGGACAGGATGAAAACTCCTGGTAAGTCTATCAATCGTTACATGGACTATGCGTATAGTTGGATTGGTTGGGGGCATCATGGTGCTCGCACACATTATGCACATGATTATGCTAACCGACTGATCACGGTAGAGGTTTAAAAAAACTGAATATATAGGGGGAGGGATTTACTTCCCCTTTACTTTTTATTCTATAGATTGGGAACAGAAATGACCGAACAACAACAACATCTAGCAAATCTTTTAGAGCAAAGAAATAATCTAGACCAACAAATGACTACAAATCGGGAACTGCTTTGGAAAATTCAGGGAGCAATTGAGTATTTGGCTCAAATCGGCGTAACCCTTCCAGAACCAGAAGTGACTGAAGAAGTGACTGAAGAAGTGACTGAAGAGTGATATATAAGGGGAGTGCTGCTTACTCTCCCTTATGATTAACTTTCAGTTTGGAAATAAAAAACCAGATAAACGAGAGATAATAAAAGTAAGTATTATCGTATCACTTCTTATCGCAGCACTCTCAACATTTACTGGGATAAGTGAAACCAAACTCTGGGATATGTTGGATGAGTTACAGAGAAAATATCTTCCACTTGGTATTCTCAATGAACTTATCATCAGAGACCCTGAGAAGACCGAGAGGCGGGTCACCATGGACGTTGACGTCGCCATTGAGAAGTACTTGACGGAAAACCCAGAAGACCCTATAATACCTAGACCGAAGTTGGTTGAGAGACCACCTGACGGTAGTGAGGCGCAGAAACTGCTTGGTGGTGAGATGCGCCTTTGTGCTCCTTGGACTGAAAATTGCCTTAATGATTGAAACTGTAATTGCTGGTCTTACCTGTGGTATTGCTACTTTCTATGGTTTAGGAGATGGATTTCATGGTCAAACTACTGCAAACGGCGAAAGGTTTGATGCTTATCGTTGGACTGCAGCTCATCCTTATCTACCTATGGGTACAAAAATTCGGGTGACGAATCAAGACAATCTCAAACAAGTGATTGTAAGAGTGAATGATCGTGGTCCTTACTCCCACGCAGATTTAGACCTTTCTTATTCTGCTTTTGCTCACATCGAATCTACAAGAAAAGGAAACGCTACTGTATGCTGGAGGGTTGTAGGATGAAAAAACTCATTGCTCTTGCTCTGATTCTTTCTGGTGCTCCTGCACTTGCAACACCAGAGCAAACTTATCGCCCATTTCGTTATGAAACTCCTTGTTTGTTGGAGCAAGGTATTCAAACCTATCCTGATACTTGTGTAGTAGTTGAAACCCGTGAAAAGGGTGGAGCACTTCGCACTCGTAACATCTTCTCTAATAAGCACTCTCTCACTATCAAGGGTCGCTTTGATAAGGAGCAGGGATATATGACTTGGGATAGTCACAATAAGTTTGAATACAAGTGGGACTACAAGGTTGGTGGTCATAATGACTTGGGTGCTTGGACTTATGTAATGCCTGGTTTCCTTGTTCAAAATGTTTCTTGGGACTGATCTTGACAAACAAAACTGAGTAGTGTATACTACTCTTATGGGCACGTAGCATAATGGATAATGCATCAACCTTCTAAGTTGCCGATTGCTGGTTCGAGTCCAGCCGTGCCTGTTGTCCTTTCTTCATTATGGACCCAATAAAAATTCTAATATTAATTGGAGAACTTGAGGGGTGTTATGCCCATACCAAGAAATTGGGTTTTGAAGAGGACAATAAAATCCTTGCTGAGATGAAGCAGAGGTATTATAAACTCTACTTCAAACTTTGTAAGGAACAGGGTGTTAAACCCCTGTAATCCTGCTTAGCACAGTTGGTAGTTGCGCTGGACTGTTAATCCGGATGTCGCTGGTTCGAGCCCAGCAGCAGGAGCCTGCCCTTGTAGCATAACGGTTACTGCATCCGCCTTGTAAGCGGAAGATTCTCGGTTCGATTCCGAGCGGGGGCTTGACGGAAATAAAACTCCGTCTTATAATCCCTTCCGTGTGGGCAAGTGTTTGGGAGAGCAATCTCCCACCGCCTGCGGAGTTAATTCAGTGGTAGAATGGCTGCCTTCCAAGCAGTTCGTCGTCGGTTCGAATCCGATACTCCGCTTTTTAAAAGATTCGGTTAACCACCCCCTTGACAAAAAGGTTAAGCGAATGTTAAAATAAATATGTTCAAGTGATAAAACCTCAAATACTCGTTGAGTCACTGAAACGGAGAAAGTCGATTCTCCTTACATCCGCAGGTATAATTCTGCGAGAAACTTAGAGGTACTATTATGTTTAAATCCGCAATCGCAGCTGTTGCTGCTGCTCCTTTCCTTGCTTCGGCTGCGTTCGCTGGCCCTTATGTTAATGTAGAATCTAACGCTGGTGTCGTTGGTTCTGACTACATCGGTACTCTGACCGAAGCACATCTTGGTTATGAAGGTGCTCTGTCTCCTACCGTTAACGGTTATGTTCAGGTTGGTCCTGCACTGTCCACTCCTGAAGGTGGTGACGCAACCGTTAAGGTTTCTGGTAAGGCAGGTGCTTCTGTTGCCGCTACCGACAACCTGAGCGTCTATGGTGAGTACTGGTTCCTGACTGGTGATGACCTGACCAGCAACATCAAGGCTGGTGTGAAGTACACCTTCTGAAATAGAAGGTTTGTGGAACCTAACTGTCCACATTGATTGTTAACTAAACCTTAACGACAAACTTAAAGACCCCTGTTAGAATATAGGGGTCTTTTTTATTGAAGACATTTAATGTTTATAAAAGGAGATTTTTATGAAAGCAATCGCTCTTGCCGCAATGGCACTTCCGATGATTGCGGCACCTGCCCTTGCTGGTCCATATGTAGAAAGTAAGACCACCTCTGGTATCTCTGTTACCAGTGATAAGAGCACCTACAAAGGTTCTCAAACCGAACTTCGTGTTGGTTATGATGAAAAGGTTGGTAAGTCTGGTCTGAAAGTCTATGGCGAAATCGGTCCTGGTTATGAGTTCAACACTGGTAAAACTAAGAGTGAAGGTGTTGCCGTTGGTGAAGTAGGTTTCTCTTATCCTCTTGCTAAGAAAGTTTCCCTCAAAGGGAAAGTTGCTGGTGAGTATGGTATGAGTTCTGAGGTCCTTGATCTTGGTGGTGAAGTTAAAGTTCGTTATAGCTTCTGATTTATGCTATAATACTGGGGTCTTCGGACCCCTTTTTTATGATTAAACTTTTAAAGATCCTTAGAGCAATTGGAAATGAAATGTGGGCAGTGCCTACAGTTCTTTTAGTCACTTTTGTGTTGATACAAGGAATTCATACAGCAGAACATAAAAAACTTGATGGGCAAGTGGGAGATACTTGCCTGAATAGATAGTAGTATACTGAGAAGTCTTATGTCTCTTATTTCACAACGGGATAGGCAACTTACTATCACCGCCATCAATCATTATATTGATTATCTTTCTAGTGAGATTGAGTTTTATGAAAGAGAGGGTATGTTGGAAGATACTGACTACCAAGATCATAAGTTAGAACTATCAGAAACTTATGCTCTTTTAAACTGGATCAAACTAGAATATCAGAAGAATGAAAATTAATCTGTGGTATTGTGCTGATATGAATCAATGGCGTTGGACTCTTGTTGATGACCGACGCCCTATCTGCAGACAAGAATCTGGGCAGAGGGAAGATTTGAGACTGGCTATGGAAGATGTTGCCAAAACTGTAGAGTATATGCTACAATGTTGATACACTCAGGTGTAATAGACCTGCCCGATGACCCAGCAAGTGAAGGGACCTGATTTACACTCAGACATTGACGGGAGCGTTACCTGTATCGGGCATTATTAGAGTTTACTGACAACTTAATAGAAACGGAGACTTATGTTATAAATAATAATAGGTCTTTGTTTCTATTATGAATAGTTGTCTAAACTGCGGATGCGAGCACGATAAACCTAAGTTCTGCTCCCGATCCTGTGCCGCCATTTATAATAACAAAAATACGCCCAAGCGTAAGAGAACCGCCTGGAAGACTGCCACTTGCCAACACTGTGGTGTGGAGTTTGACTACCAGACCAAGAAGAGCACTGGTAAGTTTTGCTCCAATGAGTGTAGTGCCGCTGGTAGGAAGAAACTAAAAGTAGAGAACTGGTTGGCGGGCAACGCATTATCAACTGATAGGGGGGATACGCCAGGATACATAAGAAACTATCTACTGGAAGCGAGCGGGGGTAAGTGTTCTCTTTGTGGTTGGTCTGGCACAAACATCCATACAGGACGAATCTGCCTTGAGGTGGACCACATAGACGACGACCCTTTTAACCATTCTCCTGAAAACCTACAAGTGGTCTGTCCTAATTGTCACGCACAAAAAACTTTACCGCCCCAGAAGAGTAAAGGTGGGCGTTATAGTAAGGACAAGCAACATCCGAAGTTTCATATAAATAACTGAAAACTGAATACAGTTAACTTATAATGGATAACATTAAGATAAGATGCCGCTCCTGTGGTAAGGAGTTAGAGGGGCATCAGAATAAAACGGTGACTTGTGGTTGCCCTAATATGGCGACTATTCGTGGTGATAAGATTTCAGCACTTGACTTATCTAATGTTATTATGCTAAACTCTTATCAACCCAAAAATAAAAAGGGTGTTCTTACACAAGAAGATATCCTGTGGCAAGAACAAAGAAAGCAACGCAAGGTTCGTAAACTGGACTTTGAAGTTCGCTGAAAATTTGGAGAGATGGCCGAGTGGTTTAAGGCAGCAGTCTTGAAAACTGCCGAAGTGAAAGCTTCCGTTGGTTCGAATCCTACTCTCTCCGTTTTATTTAAGATTTAATAATTTCTTCAACACTTTTTTGAAATCAACACAAAGTTGACGGGTTGAAACTACTTGCTATTATAGCTAGTAGTATTCAATTTAAAACCCGTATGGATCAGCACACCTACGAGAATTGGGTGAAGATCAAGGCGACCTTCGAAGAGTCTGGTAACACAGACAATATGTTCTACAAGAGAGCAGTAGAAATTGTAAAGACCAGAAGAGACCCTCTGGCGAAGTTTCTTGGTGATGAAAAATGATACACGAACAAGAAGAGTTAATCACTCGCTCTGAATGCCAGGAGATGATTGATGCTGCTATACGAAGGCACAATCGAAATGCTTCCATTATTTCTATGTGCGTTGGTTGGGTTGTCCTTGCTTTATTTGCTGAAGGACTGCTAAGGCTTATAGGCGTCATTCCACCCTTACTACCATGGCTCAACATTACCCTGAAATAATAGGTATAGTTCTGCTTCTTATCTTTGCTGCCACGATGTTCTATCAAGGCACAATGATAATGAAAGGGCATCGTGGATATACTCATATGGACCACGAGAAACAAAAAATGACCAATATGAGAAAACGAATAGAGGAGTTAATGAACCAAGATGACGACTGAAGAGTGGTTTATTTTCATTGACTTTTTCTCACATATGCTCTATATGTTTGTAGCATTTATGTGTGGACTTATTATTGGATACCTAGTTGGATTTAGAAACGGAGGAATGTAATGCCCCATTTATTAGGAAGGTTTCTTGTTGTATTAGCAATCCCTTTTGTGGTTGCTACTTTATATGTTGGATCAAAGAAAGGGAGTTATTACGACTCAGAGGATTATAAAGGAAATGGAACAGCACACTAGTCAGTGTTGGAACTTCGTTATGTCTTCTTTTGCTAGAAGTTATGGTGTGGAAAGAGTGATGAGAGAGGAAAACTTTCATTGGATGGCTCTACAATGGTGTGATGATAATAACTATACATGTAATATCCACCTAGATGATTTAAAAAAAGTAGATTCTTACTTTAGAAGATATTACGAGGAATGGGATTAATATGGGACATTTCGCAGCAGCAGCACTCAACAATGATTTATTTCTTGGATTCATTTGTTACATAATGGTCTTTGTGCCTATCTTGGGCATCTGGGCAGTCCACAAATACGACTGGCAACACTGGGCTCCATTTGACAAAGGGCACAAGAAGTAGTATAATTACTTCTGTTGAGAGGCAAGACCACTCAACGCAACCGGGATTAGCGCAGTTTGGTAGCGCACTTCACTTGGGCTGAAGGGGTCGCAGGTTCGAATCCTGCATCTCGGATAGCCAGTTTAAACACTGGCACCTTGACTATATAAAGTCAAACACTTATAATACTCAGGTATTCATTACACAACAATGTCTCTGATCGAAAAATTCAAGAAAGATGTTAGCACTTTGCGTTCTGCTGCTAACGGGGATATCTACCTTGATGTAAAGAGTCCGAAACTTTATAAGAAAGTTCGCCGCTATTATGAAAATAATGGTGTCGTGTTTTCTGGAGATCCCCTTGATGACTATGAAATGCTGATGGATTATCTCTATCAGGATCTTGAAACGATTGAGGTTGCCTGATGAAAGTCGTCAAAAAACCTACTGTTCTTCTTGAGCGGTTTCCTTATCGTTATGTTCAGGTCGGTACTTTGGAAATCAATGGAAAACCTGATTGTCGCATTCAAAAAGTAGACGCATATACTGGTCGTTACCGTGATATGTATCTTTGCGACAATGAAATGCAACTTATGACCGCTATGGATGACCACGATTATACTTGTTGGTTAGACCCAGATATGGTTCCTGCATATGTGAAAGACGACGAAGACACGGAGAGTCTTTAAAAGTACTGGTCGGGAGCAAACCCCTTATGTCTAAGTCTAATGTATTCAGATACATTGGTAATATCCTCCTCTTATCTGGTTATTTTTTCCTGTTATGGGGAGATATGAAAATCGGACTATTTGTAAAATGTATTGGGAATGTCTTTGTCGTTCCCTTTGCTATCAAATATAAGTTCTGGGATATTCTTTTCTTGTGTGGTTTTTATGCCGCTATTGAGATACCAAAACTAGTCCAACTTTTCCTAGTTAATTCAAACTAGGTGGTGGAGTCAATCCCCAATATGCCCGTGATGGAGACACGATAAAAACCCTGGTGCGGATGGGGTATACCCCGCCCAGTTTCTTGCTTCTGGACAAAGAGCAAGTGGCGTGCATGTAAAGACCTAATGAGGACGGCTTGCGCGAGTCGTCCTTTTTTAGTATAATAATAAAAAAAGGTATAATGATTGGTTTTAATCACTTAGGAAGACTTGGACGCTTGGGAAACCAAATGTTTCAATATGCTGCTCTACGCGGTATTGCTGCTAAGCAGGAAGTCAACTATTGCCTTCCACTTTATAAAGAAGCAGTTGATGATGGTCTGGGAAATCCAAACAGAACAGAACTATTTGACTGCTTCACAATGGAGACGGTAACTCCATTGAATATTCAAATGATTGATATTGATAGACCTATTATTGGTGAAAATACATTCAACTTCAACCAAGAACTATTCTCTAACTCTTTTGACTGGATTAGTTTATATGGGTTCTTTCAGTCTGAAAAGTATTTTAAGAATGTAGAAGATACTATTCGCAAGGACTTCACATTTAAGAGTGAAATACTTGAACCTTGTGCAGATATGATGGAAGGCATTGGGCAGGCAGTTGGTCTCCATATCCGTAGAAAAGACTATCTGACCAACCCAAACCATTGTGCTCTTGATATTGAATATTATAAAAAGGCATTGATGAAGTTCCCTGATGATGCTCAGGTCATTGTGTTTTCGGATGAACCACAATGGTGTATGGAACAAGAAATATTTGCAGATGACCGTTTTATGGTTTCTGAGAATGAGAATGGATATATTGATATGTGTTTAATGAGTATGTGTAGTGGATATATTATTGCTAACTCTTCATTCTCTTGGTGGGCAGCGTGGTTGGGAAATAGGGGAAAAGTTATTGCACCAAAGAAATGGTTTCCTTCAAATGATAAGGACACTAAAGATCTATATCCCGAAACTTGGGAGGTAATTTAATGAAACTTGCAGACTTAGCAGTTGTTTTTATTGGGACTAACAAGTATCTAAACTTTCTCCCATCATGGTATGAATCTTGTGAAGAGTATCTTCTACCAGGACATAAGAAGCAATACTTTGTTTTTACGGATGGTGAGTTAGATGAACTTCCTGATAATATTTCACTTTATCATCAGGAGCACCTTCCTTGGCCATATATTACACTCTACAGATTTTCTACTATTCTGAAAGCGTATGAGGACATTTGTAAGTATGATTATCTTCTATTCCTTGATGCCGATATGCGTTTGGTGGACACTGTAAAACCAGAAGAGATATTAACTGATAAACCTTATATTGGTGTTCATCACCCTTGTCATTTTCTGGGAATGAATCCACATACAAAGTTTCCAGGAGCATTTGAAACTAATTCAGATTCATCGGCATGTATTACAGATGAAGATGATACAACTACTTATTTTCAAGGATGTTTGTGGGGAGGCAGAGTTCCAGATGTGATAGATATGATGAAAGAACTTCAAAAAAGAACTGAAGATGATCTTTTAAGGAATGTAATAGCAGTCTGGCACGATGAGAGTCATCTCAATAAATTTTATTCCGAAAGAGTAGATGATGTCCATATCCTTAGTCCATCATTTGCTTACCCAGAACTATTTTCAGAATATTGTAATTTTGAACCAAAAATAGTTCACCTTGCAAAAGAAAACTCTAAGTATCACCAATAGTATAAAATGAACCTTAAAGATTTAGAACTTGTTACTGCACTTGACCAAAACTTTTATGATAGTTTTAATACTTTCATGATTAGTTCTGACTTGAAAGTGTTTGGAAAACTTTTAGCTAGAACACAATTATTTGAAAAAGTCAAGGATGTTCCTGGAGATATTGTAGAGTGTGGTGTTTTTAAAGGAACTGGTCTTTTTACTTTTCTTAAATTGAAAAGATATTTTTGTCCAAATACTTATAAAAAGGTAATTGGATTTGACTTTTTTAATTCTGATGAACTTACATCTACTCTAAAGAATCAAGATCAAACTGCCATGAAGACTTTGTTTGATGGTAGAAATTTTGAGCATGACTCAGACTTTAAACAAAAACTAGATCTCAGTATTCGTTCTTCTGGTTTTCAGGATCATGAATATGAGTTAATACCTGGTGATATTTCTAAAACTGTAGTAGAATATGTAGAGAATAGACCAGGTGCAAAAATTTCATTGCTATACCTTGATTTGGATTTGGAAGTACCAACATACAATACTTTAGTTTCTTTATGGGATAGAGTAAGTAGTGGTGGAATAGTAGTCTTTGATGAATACGCTTATCATAACTGGTCTGAGTCGAAAGGAGTTGATAAGTTTTTCTCCGATCATGATGTTAAAATTAATTCATTAAACTTTTTTGCCCCATCTGCATATGTTGTTAAGCCATGAATAAACTTGTAATTTTTGATCTTGATGGTGTATTGATTGATAGTAGAGATATGCATTACGAAGCACTTAATTGTGCTCTCGAAAAAGTAGATCCAAAATATAAAATAAGTAAAGATGAGCATCTAAGTTCCTATGATGGACTTCCAACTTCTAGAAAGTTGGCGATGTTGACTGAAAGTAAAGATCTTCCTGTAGAAAAGCATCAGCAGGTTTGGGAAGATAAGCAAAAAGCAACTCTTGAAATCTTCTCACATCTTGAGCATGATTATGAGTTGATGCACTACTTCCAACAACTCAAAAGTAAAGACTATCAAGTTGCTGTTGCTAGTAATAGTATTCGCAATACTGTTAAACTAGTTCTCCTTAAACTTGGACTTCTAGAGTTCATTGATTACTATGTGAGTAATGAAGATGTAGTCAAGAACAAACCATTTCCAGAAATGTACTGGAAGTGTATGACTGCATGTAATGCCCTTCCTAAGGATACAGTAATCTTCGAAGATAGTCATATTGGTAGACAAGGTGCTTTAGATAGTGGTTCACACCTTGTACCTATTGAAAATAGGTATGACCTTAACCAGAGTAAAATTGATAAAGTATTTAAAATATTCTCATCTCAAAAAGTATCACATATTCCTTGGAAGTCTGAAAAAATGAATGTTCTTATTCCCATGGCTGGTGCAGGCAATAGATTCTCTTCTGCTGGATATACATTCCCCAAACCTTTGATTGAGGTCAATGGGAAACCAATGATTCAGGTTGTTATTGAAAACTTGAATATTGATGCAAACTATACTTTCGTTGTTCGTAAAGAGCACTATGAGAAGTATAGTCTACAGTATCTACTGACGCTGATTGTACCTGGATGTAACATTGTTCAGGTAGATGGTCTTACAGAAGGTTCTGCTTGCACGACACTTTTAGCAAAAGAATATATTGATAACGACCATCCGCTGCTACTAGCAAACTCCGACCAATTCATGGAGTGGAACAGTAATGAATGTTTGTATGCATTTAATGCAGATGGTATTGATGCTGGAATTCTAACCTTTAAGGCAACTCATCCAAAGTGGTCTTATGCAAAAGTTGGTGAAGATGGTTTCGTATCTGAAGTTGCTGAGAAGAAACCTATCAGTAATGATGCTACTGTTGGCGTCTACTTCTGGAAGAAAGGTTCTGATTATGTTAAGTACGCAGAGCAGATGATTGAGAAAGATATTAGAACTAATAATGAGTTTTATATCTGCCCAGCATTTAATGAGGCTATTCTTGATAATAAGAAGGTGAGAGTTAAGGAGATTGAAAGGATGTGGGGTATTGGAACTCCAGAAGACCTTAACTACTTCTTGGAGCATTACAATCCATGAGACTGATAGCACATAGAGGAAATGTGAATGGACCAGATCCTTCAGTAGAAAATAGTCTAGATTATATTGATACTGCTATAAATCTTGGTTACGATGTTGAGATTGATCTTAGATGTGAATCTAATGATTTTTATCTTGGACATGACGAATCTCAGTACCATGTCTTCATGGAATGGTTGGTAGAAAGAAAAAATAATCTTTGGATACATTGCAAAGACTTTGCTTCTCTTGAATTTCTTTCAAAGTGTGATACTGATTTCAACTATTTCTGGCATGATACAGATGATCATACTCTTACCAGTAAGGGGTATATCTGGAGTTATCCTGGACAACCACACAGTTCTAACTCTATTGTAGTTTTACCAGAAAATACAGAAACGTTCAAATTTTCTGCTAGTGAGTATGACTGTTATGGAATATGCAGTGACTATGTTGGGAGAATGGGGTAAATGAGAGTAGCAGTTTGTTATAGTGGGTTTCTGAGGAATATACAAAAAACATTCCCAAACATATCACAGCAAATGCTAAAGGGTCATGACGTTGACTTTTTCATTCATACATGGAACGTTCCAGAATATTCTGAAGAAATCTTTTATTCAAAAAGCACAATATGTCCCAAGTTAATCTTGGTTGAAGAGCAGAAAGCATTTGAAAAAAATCCTTATGGATTTATAAACTGCAACACAACTCCAGAGCAGTATCTAAATGATCTTAAGTCTTCTGGAGAAGATAAAAAATTTTTTGAGAAACCATCTAAGGAAAATAATTTTGACTTTAACAAAGATCTTGAAGTTGTAAAGTTTGGATATTATAGTAGTTTTCCTTATAACTTTTTATCTCAGTTCTACTCCTTTTATAAAGCGATTGACCTGAAGAAGATATATGAACAGAACAACGGATTTGAATATGACTGTGTTATTCGAATACGACCTGATGTTTATCTGAACGAACAAATAGATTTGAACTCATTGAATATGTCCTATATGAATATATTCGATGCACCATATCATAAAGGAACTAATTTAACTGTTAATGATCACTTTGCTTGTTCATCATCAAAACTCCTTGATTTGTATGGAGAATGCTTCTTATTCTTATCCACCTATTACTTTATCTATGGAGTTGACTTCATTCAAGAGATAGTATTGGGTAAGCACTTTGAAGTCAATAATTTTTATATCAATAAATTATCAACCAGTTATCTCATTACGAGAGATAGTATAGATAGAGAAACTTATCCAAAGTTTATACGATGAAAGTTGCGGTTTGCTTTTCTGGGCAACCTCGTTTTGTAAATGAGTGTTCTCCTAGTATCCTGGAAAATGTATTTGGGAATTATTCTGTTGATGTTTTTGGGCATCTGTGGTTTGATGAAAATCTTTTAACAAAACCATATAAGTATGGTGGATCTGGTGGATGGAAAGACCAGAGAATTTCTGAAACCGCGATTGATGATTTTAAAAGAATATACAACCCTGTTAAAATGATAGTTGAAGAGAGTTGTGATTTTTATGATCCATATATGGAAGAAGACTTTGAAATATCTCAAAACAGATATTGGAAAGGATCATTAAATGAACCAAACTATAAGGAAAGGCAAATTAAAAATACTTTGTCTAACTTTTATAGTATGAGTGAAGTTAATAGACTCAAACTAAAGCATGAATATAAAAATAGATTTAAGTATGATTGGGTATTTAAAATAAGAACAGATGTAAATGTCCATACAAAAATAAATTTGTCTACCTATAACCAAAGTTCTCTCAACTGCACATCCTTAATGCAGCAACCACCACATATTAATGACTGGATTTGTTTCGGTGGATCTGATATAATGGATGTGTGTATGGGAGTTTTTCCCGTCTTCCAAAGAGTTTTTGATTTGACTAAGCATCATCGTGATGGCGCATGGGATAATGAAACACTTCATGTTCAACTCTTAGATCAAATGATGGTGAATATTGAGAGACACCCTATTGCTTTATCAGTACCTAGATTTTAAAATTAAACAAGAATGAAAATTATTATTTGGGGATATCCGCTCCATTCTCATACACATTCATATATCCATGCTGCTTTTTATAAAGCATTTACTTATATGGGATATGAAACATATTGGTTCCATGATGGTGAATATCCCGATAACTTTAATTGGGATGACTGTGTATTTTGGACGGAAGGATTTGCTGATAAAAATATTCCGCTAAACAAAACCAGTACCTACTTTGTTCATGTCTGTCCAGATCCATCAAAGTATATCAATGCTGGAGTGAAGAAGTTTATTGACGTTCGCTATAATCATTTGTGGCACAAAGATCACAACTATGATTATACTTTAGATAAAACTAAAGTTGAAAAAGTTGGACCTTGTTGCTATCTTCAACCAAAGAAAAATCATCGAGTTCAAGTTTTAAACAACTATCATCAGTACTGGATTGAAGACTATGATAAGTTTTATGTGACTTGGGCAACTAATATTCTTCCACACGAATTTAACTTTGAGGATATTATCCACCCTAGAGAAAATAAAATCTATTTCAGTGGAAATATTTCTGCTCATGGTAGATGTGAAAACTTCAGTACATTCAAACCTTTTATCTTGGAATGTGAGAAGAATGGAATAGATTTTATTCATAACGACCCATTTTCAAATCCTCTAAGTGAGGATGAGGTTATATCGAGAACCAAGAAGTCAATTATCGGTGTTGATATTCGTGGACCAGAACATCTTCGTAATGGATATGTTCCTTGTAGGGTATTCAAGTCTATTAGTTGGGGTCATCTTGGGACTACAAATTCTCCAGAAGTTTATGCAGAACTTGATGGTAATTGTATTCTTCAAGAAGATACTGCACAACTGTTCTATGATTCTATGGAAAAAAGAACGGATTATGAGTACATTAAAAATGCTATGATGTATGTTCAAGAAAACCATACATACGTTAACAGAATTAAATCTATTATGAGTTTGCTATGAAAGACGTAACTATTGTATCTGCCCTTTTCAATATTGCGCGTGAGGGTATGGATGGTAGAAATTGGGAAGAGTACTTAGAGTGGTTTGATATTATGCTCAAACTCAAGTGCCCTATGGTTCTTTTTGTGACTGAAGATGTTCGAGAGTTTATTGAAGAGCGGCGGCTTTCTGTACCAACTTCTATTAACGTTCAAACTGTAGAAGAGATTCCTTATTATTATCTGAAAGATAAGATTGATACTATTATCGAGTCTGAGGAATATATTAATAAGATTTCTGATCCAGATAGAATTGAATGTAAGCATTCACTTTACTCTATTGTTCAGTATTCTAAGTTCAAGTGGTTAGAGCAGGCAATTGAAGAAAACCCACATGGTAGTAAGCATTTCTTCTGGTTAGATGCTGGTGGTTCTCGCTTCTTTGATGGATATGATCTATCCAATGACTATCCAAGTGCTAGTGCTATTGAGTCTCTGAATGAGATGGGTGATAGTTTCCTTATTCAGATGAATATGGAGTATTATAAAGATCTCGCTGGTGCCGATGAACTTCCAAAAGAATATCTGTTAGATAATCGCTCTTACGTTCTGGGTTCCATGTTTGGTGGTGGTCCAGAATCTATCAAGAAAGTTTCTAAGTATATGGATGAGATCTTTGTTGATGAAATGATAGGTAATGGTTATGTAAATAACGAACAAATTGCCTTTGGATATTTGGTTAAGAAATATCCTGATGACTTTTCTGTGTTTGAGAGGTATAATGGTAAGCATATGGAACTGTTCACTGAACTTGGTAAGCAATGAGAATTGTATTAATAGGACCTGGTATTATGCCTATCCCACCAACAGGGTGGGGTGCTGTTGAGATCCTGATATGGGATACTAAGAACGCATTAGAGCAACTTGGACATGAAGTTCATATTGTGAATACCAAAGACGGTAGGCAGATCATTGATGAGATAAACACCTTTAGACCTGATTTTGTTCATGTTCATTACGATGAGTTCATTCCCATCGTTCCTTATATTCAATATCCAAATGCTATTACTAGTCATTTTGGATATCTTGAACGCCCAGAGATGTTCAATGGATACATCAATATCCTGAATGCCTTTACTCAGATTAAACCAAACGTTTTCTGCCTCTCTGAGGGCATTAAGAACGTTTATAAGGTTATGTCTGGTATTCCTAGTGAAAGGTTGTTTGTGACCCCTAACGGTGTCGATACCTCTAAGTTTAGAGTAGTGCAAGAACCAAAGTATCCTGACCGTAGCATCTACCTAGCAAAGATTGATTATCGTAAGAGGCAGCATTTGTTTCAGTCTATCAGCAGTTTGTGGTTTGCTGGTAACAATGCAGATCCACGATTTGATACAGGTAAAAATTACTTAGGTGAGTGGACAAAGAGTAAATTATTTAATGAACTAACTGAGTATGGAAACCTGGTTCTTCTGTCTGATGGTGAGGCACATCCTCTAGTTTGTATGGAAGCACTTGCTGCTGGACTTGGTGTGGTTGTCTGTGAGTGGGGTAAAGCAAACCTTGATATCAACAAGGAGTTCATTACAGTTATTCCTGAGTCAAAGATAAACGACATTCAATATGTTGAAGATGCTATAATAAAGAATAGAGAATACTCTATTTCTCATAGAAATGATATTATAGAATATTCCAAAGAATTTGACTGGACTTCAGTTATTGGGAAATACTATATTCCTGCTGTAAGAGAAATTATTGGACGATAGTGTTGATGGACAAGAATAAGGCAGCATTCAAACTTAAAGGACTTCCTCCCATTTATTGTATCAACCTTGATGGAAAACCTGATAGGTGGAAGTATATGGAAGACCAGTTCAAATACTGGGAGATAGAAGACTACACTCGTATCTCAGCATATGATGGTAGAGAAGATGACCTGAGTGATATTATCAAGGGTAGGTATCCTGATAACATGACTTCTGGTGAGGTTGGATGTGTAACATCTCATCTTAAGGCAATGAAGCATTTTCTAGAAACATCAGATGCACCATGTGCTTTGGTGATGGAAGATGACTGTGATATTTCTACAGCATCGCATTGGCCATTTAAATGGAGGGACTTTTACTCTAAGGTTCCTTATGACTATGATGTTATTCAACTCGCTATTATCAACCCAGCACAAGTTCATATGAAACTCCATCGGAGGTTCGTAAATGACTTTTCTACTGCCTGCTATATGATTACAAGACATCATGCCCAGAAACTTATCGATTTGCATTGTCGTGAAGACAAGTATAAGTTAGATCAAGGTGTTAAACCCAGAGCAGTAGCTGATGACTTAATCTATAATTCTGGAAATACTTTTGCTATTCCCCTGTTCCTTTACAAGGTAGAACTTGGTTCTGATATTCATGACATTCATGTAGATATTTTTCATAGAAGTAGTCATGATGGTCTTTGGAACTTCTGGAAAACTCAAGCTATTGATATTCCAGATTGGAATGTTATATTTGACTATGATCCTTATTTTGGAACATTACCTCCAGGATTTGAAGGAAAGTAAGCATTTATACTCAATATATCGGGAAACCGTAACACAGGGGGATTGCGTCCCCTTTATTTTTGCTATATAATGTTGTAACAGTTCTTCACAAAACTACAATGACTGTAACAACTAATGAGTATGGGCAGCAGAACATGTTTGCCAAAGAACCTGTAATGTATTATGAAAACTACGGGCAGATTACCCCTAACATGGTCAAGGAGCGCACCAATGGTCGCTGGGCAATGATGGGTATCGTAGCAGGCTTGATTTCTTACGCAACTACTGGTAAACTGTTCTTTGGTATTTTCTAAGTATTTCTACCTATGACTTACAATGTTACTCTCCGCTCTCCCGACGGCTCCGAAACCACCATTCAGTGTGCGAGCGATCAGTATATTCTTGAAGCGGCAGAAGAGGCAGGTATTGACCTTCCTGCATCGTGCCGTGCTGGCGCTTGTTCCGCCTGTGCTGGTAAACTCGTAGAAGGAACCGTAGATAATGAAGAGCAGTCATTCCTGGATGACGATCAAGTAGCAGACGGTTGGATTCTCACCTGTACCGCTTATCCTACTAGCGACTGTGTGATTCTTACCGAGCAAGAAGAAAACCTTTAATTTTTAGGAGTAAAACAATGAACGAAAGAGCAGAACGCATTAACGGTTGGTTCGCAATGATCGGAATCGTTGCCGCAATGGGGTCCTATGCCCTGACTGGTCAAGTGATTCCGGGTGTGTGGTGAGATGGAGGTAAAGATGCGTAAAGAAGATTTTCAAGTCCCACAAGTCCAATTTGTTTTCCGTGAGAACGGTGAGTTTGTAACCCGCACTACTTCAGAACTGTTTGATAACAAGCGAGTCGTTATTTTCAGTCTGCCTGGTGCATTCACTCCTACTTGTAGTGCTTATCAACTCCCAGGATTCGAGGAAAACTACGATGAATTTGCTGCTCTTGGCATCGACGCTATTTACTGCTTGGCTGTTAATGACGGCTTTGTTATGAATGCCTGGGCACAAGATCAAAATATTGAAAAAGTAAAACTTATCCCCGATGGAAATGCCTATTTCACCAGAAGCATGGGTTATCTGGTCAACAAGTCTAACCTTGGTTTCGGTCAGCGTTCTTGGCGTTATGCTGCGGTTGTGGATAACGGAATCATCGAAAAACTATTCCTTGAAGACGGTTTCCGTGACAACGCAGACACCGATCCATACGAAGTATCGACACCAGAAAACGTTCTTGAGTATGTAAAGACAACTGTGAGGGAAACCGCACCAGTTTGATAGAATAAGTAATAATACTTAACTCTGTTGCTAAATAAGCAGCAGAGTTTTTTTGTATATGCCTAGAGGACAACTTACAAAGGAGACCATAAAATGTGAGGTCCTCAAAATCAAAAGAGACTTGGATAATGAGTGGATGAATAAACCTTGCCATGATCCCAAGTATCTTGCTCACGAGTATCTCAATAAGGTCCTGGACAAGATAGAGGAATATAGGGCTTGACGCCACTCCAAAACCGTAGTATGATAAATACATCAACAACGTTACGGAATGTAACTTTCCGAAACAAGTTGTAACACTCCTGCCGCTTGACCGAGACTAGGCAGGGTTACCAATCCGTCTCTCATATCCCCGCTAAGGGTGCGGGGAGCATAGTATCTCCACCATTTCCCTGATGGTCTTACTATCTTTTTAAAAAAATGGCTGCTTCTATTGCACAACAACGACAATCGAATACTTGGGAACAATTCTGCAACTGGGTCACCTCAACCGATAATCGTCTTTATGTCGGTTGGTTCGGAGTCCTGATGATTCCTTGCCTGCTTGCTGCTACGACTTGTTTCATCATCGCCTTCATCGGTGCTCCCCCTGTGGACATTGATGGAATCCGTGAACCCGTTGCTGGTTCACTCATGTACGGAAACAACATCATCTCTGGTGCTGTTATTCCTTCGTCCAATGCTATTGGACTGCACTTTTACCCCATCTGGGAAGCTTCTTCCCTAGATGAGTGGCTATATAATGGAGGACCTTTCCAACTGGTCGTCTTCCACTTTCTGATCGGCATCTATGCTTACATGGGACGCGAATGGGAACTTTCTTACCGACTCGGTATGCGTCCTTGGATTTGTGTTGCCTACTCTGCACCCGTTGCTGCTGCTAGCGCAGTGTTCCTGGTCTATCCCTTCGGTCAAGGATCCTTCTCTGATGCGATGCCTCTGGGGATTTCAGGCACTTTCAACTACATGCTTGTTTTCCAGGCAGAACACAACATTCTTATGCATCCTTTCCACATGCTGGGAGTTGCTGGGGTCTTCGGTGGTTCTCTTTTCTCTGCTATGCATGGATCTCTTGTCACCTCTTCTCTTGTCCGCGAGACGACAGAGAATGAGTCACAGAACTATGGATACAAGTTCGGACAAGAAGAAGAGACCTACAACATTGTAGCCGCTCACGGTTATTTCGGTCGCCTTATTTTTCAATATGCTTCCTTTAATAACTCCCGTTCGCTGCACTTCTTCCTTGCTGCCTGGCCTGTTGTAGGCATCTGGTTCACCGCTCTTGGTGTTTCCACGATGGCTTTCAACCTCAACGGCTTTAATTTCAACCAGTCTATTGTTGATAGTCAAGGAAAAGTTATTAACACTTGGGCTGATGTTCTCAACCGTGCTGGACTGGGCATGGAGGTAATGCACGAAAGGAACGCTAGACTTGTTGGTGTTCTTGCCTAGTAATAGGCATTAGTAAAATCGGGTTAAACGGGGAAACTCTCTATGAGACAATCCCGTACCAAGTCAGAAAGGGTTTAAGTTTTCTGAAAGGTCTAACGACTAGGTAGTGAGTCCCAACAATAATCTACCCACGAATGCCCGACTCCTTAATAAACATAAGGATGAAGAGATAGTCTGAACTTACTGGCGACAGTAAGAAGTAGAGGATAAAGAACCACTACGATAACACAATTGCACAACTTCCCACTTGACCTTGCTGCCGCAGAAGCAACTCCTGTTGCTCTAACTGCTCCCGCAATCGGTTGATAAAACGAGAGACCCTTTACGGGTCTCTTTTTTTATGGTATAATGTATAAATAGTTATGGAAAGTTATGAGCAACCTTTATGGATTTGCACCAACTAGTAATATCTGAATGTGATAGAAGAGGATTGGAACTAATTCATCTTCCCGAAAAACTTGTTCGTCGTTCTGCTGATGTGATTGTAAGTTGTCCCTGCACAGGTCAACGAAATATGAGTATAAGAAACTTTATTGTTACTTATGAAAAAGGTGGAGAAGCATTCTGTTGTAAGAGGAAATCAAAAGTTGGAAAAAATAATCCTGCATTTGGAAAACCAACTTGGAATGCTGGAACTGTTGGTGTATCAAAGAGTTATGGATTTTTTGGTTTTAAGGAAGAATGGGCAGACAGAGAAGATTACCTTTATTTTATAGAAACAATCTATGGAACTTATAAGATAGGTAGGTCTTTTCACGGAATAAAATATAGGTTCACAGAAACTGTAAAAGAACTTGGTGAATGGAAAGCATCTCATAAGGAGGTATTTGATTGTGAAAGATATATCCTAGATACATACAAACATCATCAAAATAAAATTGATGGTATAATAGGTGGTTCAGAGCATTTTGTAAAAGAACTACCGATACAAGAAGTTATAGATTACGCAAATCTGAAATTAAAAACTAATTGATTATGAAAGAAGAATGGAAAAACATTGTAGTTGATGGAAAAGTTTATGAAGGATATTCTGTATCAAATTATGGGAATATAGTTACTCATAAAAAACAATGTGGAGGAAATATTGGTTGGATTTTTGACCCCAATTTTAGAAAGATTAAAAAAGCAAGAAAACAAAATAGGGGAATGAGTATATCTTTGACTTTTCCGAAAGGTTTTTTTGATTATGAATATAGATTAACTGCATCCAGTAAAAATAGCATTACAAGAGATAGAAGAGTTCATCAATTGGTAATGGAAACTTTTTGTCCCATTGATGAAAATCCGCCAGTTCCAATTGAAGAATGGGAAAGAACTCCTGAAAGTATAAAACAAATAGTAAGAGAGTGTATCTATATAAACCATAAAGACCACGACTTTACGAATAATAGATTGGATAATCTGGAATATGTTACTCCAAGACAAAACACTAGAAAAGCAGTTGAGCATTATGGAAAGCATCATTGGTGCTATAAGAACTAATACTCATTGACTTCTTTTGTAAACTAATGTAAACTAAATATGAGAAATACATGGGAGGTTATGACTTCTTCAACACTTTCACAACCAATTCAACAACGAGGATGGTTCGATGTCTTGGATGACTGGCTTAAACGAGATCGCTTTGTATTTGTGGGTTGGTCTGGATTACTACTTTTTCCCACTGCTTATCTTGCCCTTGGTGGCTGGCTTACTGGCACAACGTTTGTTACGAGTTGGTACACCCACGGGTTGGCGTCTAGTTACCTTGAGGGGGCTAATTTCCTTACGGCTGCTGTGTCAACGCCTGCAGATTCTATGGGTCATTCTCTTCTTCTACTTTGGGGTCCTGAGTCTCAAGGGGATTTCATCAGGTGGTGCCAACTTGGGGGACTCTGGACTTTTGTGGCGCTCCACGGGGCTTTCAGCCTAATTGGATTCATGCTTCGCCAGTTTGAGATTGCCCGTCTTGTAGGCATCCGTCCTTACAACGCAATTGCATTCTCTGGTCCTATTGCAGTATTCGTTTCTGTGTTCCTGATGTATCCTCTGGGTCAATCCAGTTGGTTCTTCGCCCCTTCCTTTGGGGTTGCTGCCATCTTCAGGTTCCTGCTCTTCCTACAAGGTTTCCACAACTGGACCCTTAACCCCTTCCATATGATGGGAGTTGCTGGTATACTGGGTGGAGCACTGCTCTGTGCGATTCATGGAGCAACTGTAGAAAACACGCTGTATGAAGATGGAGACCAAGCAAACACATTTAAAGGATTTGAACCAACTCAAGAAGAGGAAACCTATTCAATGGTTACTGCAAACCGATTCTGGTCGCAGATTTTTGGTATTGCTTTCAGTAATAAGCGTTGGTTGCATTTCTTTATGCTTTTCGTCCCTGTTATGGGTCTTTGGACTTCCAGTATCGGTATCATCGGTCTTGCTCTTAATCTGCGTGCTTACGACTTTGTAAGTCAGGAAATCAGAGCAGCAGAAGATCCGGAATTTGAGACATTTTACACAAAAAATATACTTCTTAATGAAGGTCTTCGTGCTTGGATGGCACCAGTAGACCAACCTCACGAGCAATTTGTATTTCCAGAAGAAGTTTTACCTCGCGGAAATGCATTATAATATAAATAATTCTATCGTGTGGTAGAATTATGGAAAAGATAGGAATGCTTACTGTTCTTGATGAATGGTCTGATAAACTTCACAGATATTGTAAAGTTCAATGTGATTGTGGAACTATAAAAACAGTTCGTAGATCATCTATGAAACCTGGACAAACAGTATCTTGTGGATGTTATGCCAAATCACTTCGTAAGACAGGACAAGATCCAAGATCACCTATGTGGTCTCGAGCAAAATATAGAGCAAAGCAAAAGGGTCTGGATTTTAATATCACAAAAGAAGATATTGTTATTCCAGACACCTGCCCTTTGTTAGGCACTCCTATGGAATCACCATCATTAGATCGTATTGATTCTTCCAAAGGATATATCAAAGGTAATGTGTGGGTAATCAGCAACAGAGCCAATACTCTTAAAAATGATGCAACTCTAACAGAACTTAAAACTTTAGTGGAGAATCTACAGAGGTTAAAATAAATACAAGGAGTTCTCTGAACTCCTTTTTTTATGCTTCTTATTCTCATACTATTCCAACTCTTTGGAATCTTTATGTTTCTAATGTCAATGACAGACCACTATCACTACCCTAACAATCATGAAAAACCTAACACTTTCAGAAGACCAAATTAAACTTTTGGCAGATGCTCTTTGGATGCGTCAGAGATGTTTCATTGCTGGTGACAAAAGATTTAAAGAGTATGGTACAATGTTAGATGAACTCCTTGAAGGAATGAATTATACTCCTGGTAGATTTTAATGATTACTTCAGAAACATCATATAAACTTTCTGAAATCATCAGAGACACTTGGCCTAACCTTTACAGACCGCCAGTAAGGAATTATAATAAATCAAAAGAACAAAAAAAGAATGTATATGATTATTGATTATTGGGTGGTGACGGATAAAATCACTGGTAAAGTCATTGCTCATTGTGGAAGTGAAGGAGATGCAATAATGCTCTTTGAGTTACAACCAGATAGAAGAACTTATAGAAAACAAAAGTTCATTATGGACCAGGTGATTACAGTAAAATCAACAACAGATAAACAACTTCCTGGACAACAAGGACTACCTGCAGCAAAAGAAGAACTACCTCATATAGAACTTCAGCAACAAGTGTGGTTGCCCGAAGGTCAAGGAATTCCAGTTAACGCTAAATAACTTTCAGTTTTATAAAGAATTATGAAGTTTACAGTTTATTCAAAAGATGGTTGTCCATATTGCACAAAAGTCCAACAGGTGCTAGAGTTGGCAGAACTACAGTATGTAGTCTATAAACTTGGAGTAGATTTCAATCGTAATGAATTCTACGCAGAATTTGGGGAGGGTTCTACTTTTCCTCAAGTGATTGTAAATGACCAACACATTGGTGGGTGTACAGATACAGTTCAATATTTAAAGGAGCAAAATCTAGTTTAATGGATAATAATCTGCATGAAGTTTGCAATGACGTAGAAAAAGCAATTGACTATGCTTTCAATGGTCAATTTGTTTTAGGATTTTATGATTATTTGAAAGTTCGTGGGACAAAAAGAGTTGAAGTTGAAGAGTTTATTGAAAGTAACACAGCACATGAGTTGAGTAATCTTGTAATGGATCTTGATGATTATCTTGAGGGGGGATCGGATGAAATTCATAAACAACTTCGAGAGGGATATGGTCATATTCCAAAACCACAAGCAAGAAAAATAAGAAATTACCTACATGGTATTCTTGAGGATGCCTGGAGATATAGTCATGACAAAAGGCCAGGAAGGAGAAAGAAGAAAACTAAATAAGTCAGAACCCCAAATTAACAGGGGTGTTGAGTTATTGCTACGCAATAGGAGGAAGAAATCAGAAAAACCAAAAACTTTTAAAATGAAGTTTGGTAAAATGATTTCTCTCTTCCGCAGAGAGTTTCATTTTTTTATAGAATTTCATTTTGATATCAAGAAAAAATAAACTCTCTGGAGAAGAAAAATGGAAACAGCATATGTAATAACATTTGTCACGATGTTCACATTGCTCTTTTTTATGGTAGGAGGTATAATAGGTTGGTTAACCTATAGATATTTGTTAGAATCAAAACCTCCATATTTGCATCCAGAGTTCTTCGATGAAAATGGGCAAATAATACCTGACGAAATAGTATCTGTACGATTTGAAAACGATTACGATTATGACTACGACGACGAAGACGAAGAGGAGTCAAGATAATATCGAGACTCTTCCAACAAATCCTTTTATATTTGAAGTATTAGAACTCGCATCAAAGCAAAAATCTAATGCAAAGAAAGTTGAAGTTCTTAAAACATACGAACATGACTCATTAAAATCCATTTTTATTTGGAACTTTGATGATTCCGTAATTTCTCTTCTTCCTGAAGGCGAAGTGCCATATGCAAATGCTGAAGAACAGTCTGTATATTCAGGTACTCTTTCCGAAAATCTAAAAAGAGAATCTTTGGGAGGAGAATCTGCAACTGGTCAAGACCTTGATGGTAGAGGAAAAACATCTCTTCGCAGAGAGTATCAAAATCTTTACCATTACCTAAAGGGTGGAAATGATTCTTTGACAACAATTCGCAGAGAAATGATGTTTATAAACCTACTTCAGGGTCTTCATCCAAAAGAAGCAGAAGTATTAATCCTTACAAAAGATAAAAATCTTACCAGTAAATATAAGATATCTTTTGAAAATGTTAAAGAAGCATACCCCGATATTCAATGGGGTGGTCGTTCATGAGTGTAGTAATAGAGGGGAAAGAAAGAATGGCAGAAAATAAATCTAAAATCAATAAAGTTCTGCCTCATGAATATGGATGCGAAATTCTTCTAGAAAAAACTACTGTAGAAAAGGCAAAGGATTCTTCACTTCCAAATGATGCATATTTAATTTGGTATATTGTAGATGGTGAAGAATACATCGATCTAACTCGTTGCCCCAAACGAGTGAATCTTTTTGATATGTATTATGACAAGTATGGTCCCGGTGCCGTTAAAAAGATTGATTTTGGATATGGTAGAACTAATCCAAAACTTTGGGGATATAAACAACCAGAGAAAAAGAAAAGAAAATGAGTGCAGGATTTGGTGCTGAAAGAGCAAAGAATGGTAAAGCAGTAGTAATTATTAATGATGATGAAGTCACTAAACTTTTAAAAAGATATAAAAAAATTAAAAAATATAGAAATTCCTCTTTATATAAAATTAAAACCATGGATGGTAATGAGACAATTATAAGTTCTTTATTGGACGATTTGGAGCAAGAACTTGATAATGGAAATATTTGATACTTTTTACTGTCCTGTTTTAGTAAATAAATCATCTCCATCAGAACAAACTGTTTTTGGGATGAAGGAAATAATTAAATATGAAGAGAATGAATATTTGGAATCTGACTCAAATACAAGTTATGTTGGTGATAAAGTCTGCTTTGACAAATTGCATACTTTTAAAGAATTTGATTGGTTAAATAATGAAGTCAATAAAATGCTTTTAGAATTTATTGACGTATATGGTATAGAAAGTGATAAATGTAACTTCTATGTGCAAAAATGCTGGCCTGTTATTTTAAAAAATGGAGATGTTGGATTATTTCCCCATTCTCATCCAAATTCTCACATTAGTTTTGTTTATTACTTACAGACTGAGCCTGACAATAAAACCGGTCAATTATATTTTAAACGTAGATTGGATTGGTGGGATGGGACTGTTCCATTCGAAGAAGGTACAATCTCTATTCCTGCTATTACTAATAACTGTTTGATGTTTCCTTCATCTTTGCGTCATTGGGTAGATGACTATTATGGAGAAACACCTAGAATTTCTATAACCTATGACATTACAATTACAAGTAAAAATATACCAGGATTAGTTAATAGAGAAATGATGTTTTCTGATCCTGTTTTCTGGAGAAAATTAAATGGGAAAACATTATCTACTTAACTTATATGGTTGCTCATTTGTTCTTTTGGACGATGAGCGTTGTCTTATAGATTTATTAGAAAATGCCGCAATTGCCAGCGGTGCCACAGTGGTTCAAACAATATCAAAAAAGTTTGAACCACAAGGGGTAACTGTAATCTGTTTATTATCAGAAAGTCATATCAGCATTCATACATGGCCAGAAGAAGGTAAAGCCGCTGTGGATGTATATACTTGCGGTGATTGTAATCCCAAGATTGGATGTGATATTATCATAGAGCAGTTGTATGCACAGAACCATACATTGAGTTATATAGAACGGTAACAAAAGTAACAAAAGTTCTTGCATAACTATATTAACGGGTCTATAATGACCTTACGTTCATCGGAGAAATCCGACGCAAGTAGGACGGCGGAACGGAACGTTCATTCGCTATTCGCATATAGCGAACGCAAACCGCCCGAAGGAACGGGACTAACAATCTCATTCTGGAAGAAATCCTAATGGCTAAAGTAGTATATCGTGGCATCGAGTATGATACCCAGAAGCGTCTGGAGTATCAACAACAAATGATGCAACAACCCCAACAGTATAACGAAACCTATCGTGGTGTTAAGTTTACTAAGGAGGGTCACAAATGAAGAAACTCAATGTACTTCAACTCATTAAAGAGCAGAAGCTAAAAGAAAATCGTCGTTATCAAGCATCTATTGCTCAACTTGTTGGTAATAGATAATGTTTGAAAAAAATGTTTAAATCAGAGGGGACTTGACTCCCCTCTTTTTTTTGTATATAATTAGCTTTGTCAGCGTTCATATGAATGGATAGAGAGAAGCTTAAGTTAATTGTCAGAAATCTTGAATCTCTGGTAGAATGTTTAAAGTCGGAGATTTATTCTGATGTAGATTCTTATAAACTGAATTATGAGGAAGTTGTTCCTTATCTTGCCGACTATGACGAAATTTTTGAGGATAGTGATTTAGATGACTATTGAGAATTATACTGAATTCGAGTTCATGAAACCAGAAGTAAAACTCATCAGTGTTACTCCGGATGCAGAGAAGCACATGGCTTATTGTGCAAGAGTGAGTAATCCTGCTAATCAAGAGAATGAGAAGTTCTCTGGACTGCTCAAGTATTGTATTCAACATCAACACTGGAGTATCTTTGAGCAAGCGAGTATGACTGTAGAAATTAATACTACTCGTGGTATTGCGGCTCAAATTTTGCGTCACCGTAGTTTTACATATCAAGAATTTTCTCAACGATATGCTGACGCAAATCTTTTGAATAAGACTATTCCTCTTCCTGAACTCCGTCGTCAGGATACCAAGAATCGTCAGAATAGTATTGATGATATTCCTGACTATCTGCGTTTGACTCTTACAGAAGATATCCGTGTTCATTTTGAGCAGTCTCTACGCCTCTATAATCGCCTTCTGGAGAAAGGAGTAGCAAAGGAGTGTGCAAGGTTCGTACTGCCGCTAGCGACCCCTACACGCCTCTATATGACCGGTTCTGTGCGGTCATGGATACACTACATCGATCTTCGCTCTGCACATGGAACACAGAAGGAACACATGGAGATTGCAGAACTTGTTCGTTGCATCTTCACCTGCCAGTTTCCTGCAGTATCTGAAGCACTTGGTTGGACTCGCGAAGGATGTTCGGATTGTATTGATCCCCCTTCGATTACTATTGAATAAATATCCTTACATACAATGGAGGAATAAATTTGGCAACATATCCTGTTATTAATAAAAATACTGGAGAACAAAAAGAAGTCGTTCTCAGTGTTCATGATTGGGATCAATGGAAAAAAGATAATCCTGAGTGGGATAGGGATTGGTCAGACCCATCCACTTGCCCCTCTTCCGGAGAAGTCGGAGAAGTTTATGATAGACTTAAGAAGTCTCATCCAGGTTGGAATGATGTTCTCCACAAAGCATCAAAAGTCCCAGGTTCAACAGTAAAACCAATTTAATTTTTTTATGGCAAGAAGAAGAAAAGAAGACCAACCAATTGGTGTTGGAATGACGGCTAAACAAATGAAGCGCAAAAAACCAATCAGTCTTGATTTGATGCGAGACATTGAACCTCTGACAGATAATCAAAAGCTTTTATTTGGGGCATATGAAAAGGGTCAACATATAGTTGCTTATGGATGTGCTGGAACAGGAAAGACCTTCATCACTCTTTATAATGCACTTCAAGATGTTCTTGATGAAAGAAGTCCTTACGAAAAAATTTATATTGTAAGGTCTCTTGTTGCCACTCGTGAGATTGGTTTTCTCCCAGGAGACCATGAAGATAAGTCTTCACTTTATCAGATTCCGTATAAGAATATGGTAAAGTATATGTTCCAAATGCCAGATGATGCATCATTTGAAATGCTCTATGGAAACCTCAAAACTCAAGGAACGATTAGTTTTTGGAGTACTTCTTTTATTCGCGGAACTACTCTGGACAATGCAATCATTATTGTAGATGAATTTCAAAATCTAAACTATCATGAACTCGATAGTATCATTACTCGTGTTGGTGAGAACTCTAAGATTATGTTCT